TGCTCTGGTCCGAACTCATTTCCTTCACTATCACATTGGAATAGTCTCCCCTCGTTGTCACATTTGTAATATTTAACTGGATCACCAGCTTTATTTCTTAAGACAATCATAATTATTTATCATCTTTAATATTAGCAGAAATTTGATGTACTAGATCCTCTATATCTACATCACCTACATCATCTACTAGATCTACTAAACGACTAGGATTTCGATGTTTTATATAATCATAGATACCAAGTCCTGCTCCTACAGCGCCGACGCCAGCAGCAATCTTTAAAGCTTTCTTTCTTTTTTTCTTTTCTGCAAGCTTCTCTTCTTCCGACATATTGGCTTCCTTACGCTTTCTAGATCTAAGATAAGCAGCAGTACCGAGTCCTCCAATAGCTAGTCCAGTTCCCGCCAATACTCCAGTTCGTCCTAACTTAACAGCTTTCATAAGACGCGGAGTAAAATCTTCCTCATTTTTAGCTTGACCTTTTGTAAGAGAATCAATATAAGCCAGCGTACCTCTACGTAATTTAGCTTTTCCTATAAAATTACTATTATTATATTTTGGAGACCGTGCTTTCTCACCCACATGAGCAAGCAATTGACGGGCACCATAACTACCTGCTCCTAGGACTGCTCCAGCGGAACCAACACCTAGTGCAATTTTTTCTCCAAGACTTCTTTTATTCTTCTTCTTTTCTGAAGGAGTTTCTTGTTGTTGTTCTTCACTAAAAGTTTTATCTTTACTATTCTCCTCTTGCTCTTTCTTTTTGCGCTTTCTGGATCTAAGATAAGCTGCGGTTCCAAGTCCTCCGATAGCTAGTCCGGTTCCAACTAAAACTCCGGCTCGTCCTAGTCTAATAGCTTTTATAGCACTTGGAGTAAAATCCTCTTCTTTAGCTTCATCTTTTGTAAGAGAATCAATGTAACCCAAATAATTTCTACGTTCCTTGGCTCTTCCTATAAAATTACGATCGTAATACGGGCGTCTTTTTAAATATAAATGGCTGAGTAATTGACGAGCACCATAACTGCCTGCACCTACTGCAGCACCAGTGGCTCCAACTCCTAAGGCAATTTTTTCTCCAAGACTTCTTTTACTTTTCTTTTTTTCTGAGGAAGTTTCTTCTTGAACTTCTTCATTAGAGAACATCAACTCCTGAAGATAATCCTTTTCTTGAAGATATAAAGTCTCACCACTGAAGGTTTTAATCTTTATTATCATTTTCTTCTCTTTCTTTCCTTAGTCTCCTAAGTTCATCTCTCTTATTAACTGCTTCAGCTAAACCGGTTCCAATGCCTCCAACTCCGGCACCTAAAGCGAGTGCTCTTCCAAGATCTCCTTTTGTAGCGGCACCAGCAATAGATCCAAGGGCGGCTCCGGCAGTAGCTCCTTTAAAGAGACCTTTTAATCCAGCGTCTGCTATTAATGCTCTTTCAGTCTTTTTACTGTCGGGGTCTTCCTTAGAATGTTTATCTATATATTTTTTCCAGCGACGATTTCCAAGATACACTAATCCAGCAGCCGTTAAAGGAACTCCAGCCCTAACTGCCCGCTCGATACTTGCCTTAGATACCGCAAACTCTTTATTTCTCAGTACTATCATTTTCTTCTTTCTTTTTATTTTTATATTTTTTATATTCATGAATTCCGTAACCAATACCTCCGAGAGCAAGTCCCGTACCTAAAGTAATTTTCCCTGCCTTACTCAAACGCTTTTTATCATTATCACTAAGCCTTTCAAATTTTTTAGTTATCCAATTACTAATTTTTTCTTTCTTTTCCCTAAGTTTGTCATCTTTTTGTTCAGCTTGTGCGAGTTTTTTTACTAATGGAATTCGTTTTAATTCTAAAGAAGTAATTTTTTTATTTTTTATTTTTTTAGTAAGATCACTATTTTTAATTTCTTCTTTTACTCGATCTAAAACTTTAATTTTTCCTGAAAGTTTATCAGATTTATATCCCCAATTGCTATTTTTGATCTTATCCGCAATTTTATCTGCATTTGCCACTCCTAAGCTTCCTAGTCCTGCAGCCGCAGTGCCCATGCCAAGTCCAGTAATGATTTGACCTGTTGTCAAATTTTTCTTAGGAGAATCTTTTTGTTCATCAGTTTTAGTTTCCTCAACTTCATTGAAGTATTTATTTCTTAATATTATCATCTTCTCTTTTTGATTTATGGATTCTATTTAAGGTATTTATCTCTGCACCCATCTTAGCTGCTCGTACTTTTTTATAAATCTTAGGAACTTTTACTCCCGCTGCAACAGCTGCTGCAGCTAATCCAAGTTTTGCAGAATTTTTATTAGCAAAATCTCCAAACTTCATTAAATTTCTTCTCATCCCTGGAGTTACTTTTGCTCCAATTTTATTTTCACCGTACTCAATTAGAAAGTCCATAGGAAGTTTAGATGCAAAGTAAGTTCCTCCTCCTATAATACCCGCCTTAGCTAAAGGCATTGCTGATGAATCTATTAATGCTTTCTTAAGAGCAGCACGTTTTGCTTTTTTAACAACCTTTTCTTCGTCATCTCCTCTTTTCCAACTTTCATCAGCGGCTTTCTGTGCAACTCTTAAATAACTTTCAGAATCAGATTTTCCGTTTTTATCATTTATCCACCCAATTCCTATTCTAGAGTCTGGTAGATTTTTATTTCGTAAAACTTTCATCTTTTTACTCTTTTTTGTTTAGAAATTGATCTACTTACCTGTTGGGGTTGAACAGGAACTTGTTGTTGTACAGGCTGTTGTATAATAGGCGATTGAGGAGCATATTGTACCATCATGGGTTGAGTCATGTACATAGGTTGCTGTTGTGCAATTGGCTGAGGAACATATTGTACCATCATAGGCTGTTGAGGAACCATCATTGCAGACTTAGCTCTAGCAGGAAATTTTCTTCTTCTCCTTTTACCCTTTTTTCCTCTTTCAGCCAATGCCTGTTCATTATCCTTATTAACAAATATTATAGTCTTTGTAGGATTAACTATTTTACTAGCTGCATCTTGAGAAATTTTGTTTGCCGCATAAGCAGCTAGACCAGTTCCAACTGCTGCTAGTGCTAAATTTCTTCCTAATTTATATTTCTTAAGTACACTAATTTCTTTTAATTTTCTATCAGTATTAGAATCATTAAATATATTTCTAGATCTTTCAAGGTTCTTTCTTAGTTGACTTAAGTTTTCTCCTATATATTTTTGCTTTATATTATCAAACTTTTGTCTTGTTCTAAATCCCAGAAAATTTGGAGCAAGTTTACTCATCCCATTAGGAAGTTCATCTAATAGTTGGCCTCCCTTTAATCTGTTATAAGCCGCAGCAGTTCCTAACCCTACTGTTGCAACACCAGCACCTACAGCAACCTTAGATGCTCTTCGTGCAAGTTTACGATTAGCCTCTTCTGCAGCTAATTGCCTATCTATATATTGATCATTAGATTCTATTTGAGAATAAGTTTTTGTAGCAGCGGTAGTTGCTACTGCGGGATTAGCTATTCTTTTCTTATCTCGCCTTCTCATTATAGATCTTGCACCTAAAGAAAGTGCTGTTCCAACTCCAGCTATGCCTAGTCCAACTAATCCAGCTTTTCTAATTTTTTGATTTGAATTAATATCTACTTGGCGTAACTTATCCTGCAAAGAACTTTCAATAGGTTGAATACTACGATCTCTATACCACCTTGCAGCCTTTCCTACAATATTTTGTTTATTTATATATTTTTCAGCTATACGATTTGCAAAATTTGATCCTTTTTGTCTCCATTCATTATTAGCTTGCTCTGTAAAAATATCTTTCGCTTTCTGTGCAGTATGATTTATTAGACCTCGCTTTACTCCGTAATAAGTTGCTCCCGCTAAAGCTGAGGCACCAGCTCCTGCAGCCGCTACAGTATTAGCTCTTCTTTTTAATTTCCTTTGCTCTTCGTATGGAATATATGATTTTTGAATTTCTTCATTAGAAACTCCATATAGTTTTCTCTGTAATATTATCATACTATTATTTATTTTGATTAGATATCCTCCTCTCACCGAAGAGGGAAATTCATTATAAATTTCGGAGGATATATATTAATTACTCTTCACCAGCGGCTTCTGCAGCAGCGGCAGCTTCGGCAGCTTTACGAGCTTTTCTCTTATCCCAAGCTTTCTTACCATAGTGAGCACCAATACCTGCACCAGTAAGACCAGCAGCAGCAAGAGCACCGCGGCCTACCCACTTATTTGCTAGACCTGCAGCTACTTTTCCACCTTTACCATAGTGCTGTAAAGCCTTACCAGTTAAATAAGCAGCACCTGCAGTACCTGCAGCACCGGCACCTACGATAGCGGCGAGTTTCTTCTTATTAACAGCTTTCTTGGGAACTACTACCATTTCTTCTTCTGAAACAGTTTCGGGATCTGAATACAGAACCTCATCATAGAATGAGTGAGTAGTTTCTGCTAATTCTGCAGCAGCAGCCTCTTCAGCAGCTTTGCGAGCTTTTCTCTTATCCCAAGCCTTCTTGCCATAGTGAGCGCCAACGCCTGCTCCAGTAAGAGCTGCGGCAGCAAGAGCACCACGACCTACCCACTTATTTGCTAAACCTGCAGCTACTTTTCCACCTTTACCGTAATGTTGCAAAGCCTTACCGGTTAAATAAGCAGCACCTGCAGTACCAGCAGTACCAGCGCCAATAATGGCAGCAAGTTTCTTCTTATTAACAGCCTTCTTGGGAACTACTACCATTTCTTCTTCCTCAGCAGCAGGAGCTTCTTCATCAGAATACATGAGTTCCTCCAGATAAGAATCTTCATTCATAATCTCATTAGTTGAGAACAATCTCTCATTTCCGCCCTCATCAAGAGCTACGCTAAACACTTTTCTTCTAATATACATAATTTATTTTATTATTATTTGTTTTTAGTTGAGATTTCAGTTTACTTCTCAACTTTATTTCTATATTTCTCTGTAATTGATAGGAAAATTATTTTTCATTTTCCTTTTCTTTTTCTTTAAAATCTTCTACTCCTTCAGTAAAAGTTTTTTCCTTCATTTCTTCTTCTCTCATTCTTACTATTATATTTTATTTTTTGGCATCCCTACCGGTGGAACTATCCCAGGCTTAGGTTTATATAGAGATGCATTTCTAAGCCTAACTTCATCATTACTATCCTTTTCTTCTTTTCTAGCCCGAATAGCATTTTTTATTAAATCATCATTTTCCTCTTTTTTTAATTTCTGAAGTTGCACTACCTCTCTTCTTTTTGCCATTTCATTTCTTAAAAGAAGCTGTGATTTCTGATGTTGAATTTGCGTCTGTTGTCTTTGAAGCCTTGATTGTTCCATTTGAAGATCTTTCATAGTAACTTCTTCAGAACTTTGTCTAGGTTGAAGGGGGTTGGGTTTGCCATTTATCCCCTGATTTAATTTCGGCGCAGGAGTAGAAAAAGCAAAAGTTTTAGTAACCTCTCTTTCTTTTCTATATTTATAATGCAAATATTTATTTATCATAATTATTCACTTACATTATTTGATTGTAATACTGAAGCTGGATCTATTCCCTGTTGTTCACACATAGTAGTAAACTTAGCCTGTAAATATTTACTGTACATCTCAATAGTTTCATCGGTAATAATAGCTTCTGTAGATGGATCAATATCTTTAACTAAGCCCTGAATATATCCTAAGAACGATTTCGGATCAATTAAAGGAGAAGCAGCCTCCATTACCTGAAGAGCATTAGTAAGAATACCTGAAATACCATTAACTAATCCTGAAATAGATTCACTTTGATTAATTTGATTATTATATTCAACACTTGTTTTCTCCGAAATATGAAGCTGAACTCTTCCTACCTCAAGCTCTTCGTTATACAAAATTTTATAAATATTTTTAACAAGATCAGTCACAGATTCTTTAATACCAACCATAAAACCAGCTACTCTTGAATTAGCTCTCTCAGATTGTTGAAGAATTTGCCACTTAGATCCACTAGTAGAATCTAATATAGTAGCAGGGATTCCTAAAGGACTAAGAACAGCTGATCTACAATTCTCGAGAGTTTGCATAATATCAAGAAGTTTATCGCTAAGTTTATCGAGAGGAAGCATACTATTTTTATTCCCTAATGTTGCATTATAGTCGGGAATAAATTTTGCAGACTGTGAAAGGACATTTTCAATAAAAGAAATTGCATCAAACTGTGAAGTTAAAAAAGATGCAAGTTCATTAGTATTATTAGCAAGTTTAGTAGTCCTTGCACAAAGTTCCTTAGCTGTTTCAAGGGGTACAGACTTATCAAATTGAAGTAAAAATAGTTGAGTTGAACTTAGATCACGTAAAGAAATAAGACTAACAAGAAGCTCTTTAATGATAAGCTCTTTTACTTTCAAAATTAAAGAATAGAAAAGAGGTTCTCCTGCACTATAGGCTGATTGAGCAAGAACTTTGCTCCTATTATCTCCATCTTCTTTTTTTCCAAATGTAGGAGTAATTTTCTTTTCTCCTCTTAATTTAGTTTTTTCATCAAGATCATTAATGAGACGAAGATTGTTAGAACCAAGGGTAAAAGCTTCTTCTTTTGGGATTTCATATATTTTACCATCTTCTCCTCGTGCAAGATATGATTCATCCATCCCTCCATCTTTATTTCTTTTCTTTTTAGTAATAACAGAAATCGGATCATAGAGTTCTTCAATCCTAAACTTAAGATGTCCAAGTTCATCTCTACTTTTCATAAGCATTCCTGTATATTGACCGTAAAAGACCATATCCTTAATATGATCTCGAATGTAATTTAATACATTTAGATCTTTAATAAGAATTTCATTTATACGTTCTGTTTTTACCTCATCCTGATTTCCTTCAAGATCTAATATAGTTACTACTTGTTTTTCGTTTTCCTCTAAAAAATTAACTATATAATCTGCAAAAAAATTAGTTGCAAGCTTAACTACGTCAAGAAGCTGATACCCTCTAAGTTCATCTACCCTTTCATAGTAAAGAGACATTAGATTAGAAGGAGAAGATGAACCCAAAAGAGGACTTCTTCTAGTTCCTTGACCCCACTTTCCGGCTCCTCCTGTAGATCCTATCTGTGAATATCCTCCTGCTCCTTTAAAAATATTAGAACGAAGAGGAACTCTACTAGAACCTACAGCAAAAGAACCAAATATTTTTTGGAAAAATCCTTCACTTTTTTTCATAGATTTTCAAAATTTTAAATTTATATAATTTGCTGGTTCATCCCTTCCTCATTTAAGATGAAGGGTGAAATATTAATTTTATTGATTATTTTCTGAAGAAATTTTGGCTTCTTCTTTTTCTTTCTTTTTATTTTTGTAATGTTTATAGAGCTTATATCCTCCATAGGCTGTAGCTGTAGCTGCAGCGGCAGTACCCGCTGCCCATTTTCCAGTCTTAGTGAGTTTTCCATTTTTATAGAAGCGATCTAGAAATCTCTCAGAATTTTTGGGAATATTATTTCTCATATTAATTTCTTGATTAGCACTTTCTAAAATTCTTCTTCGTGAACTTTCATCAACCCCCGGAATAGTAATCGGTCGGCGAGGACGAGGGGATGGAACTCTTTCATTTGAAGTTTTCCCTCTCTGTTTTAGTTCTTCCCACTTTTTTATTATGTTAGTTCTTGAATCCTTATCCCTATTTGAATTTCTCCTCTTTAATCTTATTCCTAATATAGCTTTATCTTTCTTTCTTTTTAAAAATCTAGGAACATCATTAGGTTTAAATTCATCAAATTCGAAAGTATCTGGTTTAAATTCATCAAATTCGAAAGTATCTGGTTTAAATTCATCAAATTCGAAGGTATCTGGTTCAAACTCATCAATAAAGCTAAACTTCTTAGTTCTCAATATTATCATTCTGTTATTATTTTATATTAAAAGAAGTATTACTATACTTCCAACCACTAAGACCCCAAAAGAGTGTGAGAACAAAAAAGATAAGGGCTCTAACTATTTTGTTCATTTTTATTATTATCTTGCTTCTTTTTATTTTTGTAATGTTTATAGAGCTTATATCCTCCATAGGCTGCAGCTGCAGTAGCAGCAGCTCCTATTATTGAACCCGGAATACCATATTTATTACGCATCTTTTCTTTATAGTTTTCCGGAAGTTCTTTCATTTCTCTTTCAGAATTAACTTTATCCCAGAATTTCTTTGAGTCTGATAGTTGTCTAAAGGTTTCTCCGGAAGAATCGAAAGGTTTCTTCAACCATTCAGAAGTAAGTCTTTGTTTTTCATTCTCATAATCATCTATTTTATTGGCTAGTTCGATCATTCTTTTTTTACCTGGCCAATTACCTGTCCGTAAATTTTTTTTTGCTACCTTTTCACCAATATTACCTCCTATTGTTCCACCTAGAAGATAACCAGCTGCTCCTGCAGTGACAAGTCCTGCACCCTTCATAGCTTTTCTTTTTCTTCTGTTGGACTTTAGGTAATCTCTATTCACTTCATCATTTAATTCTTTTCGCTCCTCATCACTTAAAGGTGCACTGTCAGGTGCAGAATAGTGTTTATAATTTTTAATCAACATTATTTTATAAATTTTAAATTAAAAGAAGTACTACTATACTTCCAACCATTGCTAGGACTACGCTGAGTACTTCTTTCCATATTACTACATCACCTAGTCCCTTCATAGCTCTCTCAATAATACTTGTTGCTTCAGCAGTAATTCCAGTTCCAAGAACGGCTAAAATTCCAGAAAGAAGACCAGAAACATGAAGACTAATAAGACCCCAAAAGAGCGTGAGAACGAAAAAGATAAGGGCTCTAACTATTCTGTTCATAACGTTAAATTAATTTTAATGTTTTCCTGCATGATAGGCCCTAAGAGCAGCTTCAGCAGATTCTCTAGAATCATAACCAGCAGACCACCAGAGTCTTTTCTTTTTAGCTATAATTCCCCATTTACCATCGGGCCTTCTCTGAACTACTCCATCAGTTTCAGCTTTTTGCATATCAGCAGAAGATACGGGCATTCTCTCTTCGCTATAATATTTTCTCTTAGGTTTTAAACTTCCTATATATGTTATTCCCATAGGCCTATCTGACATACTTTTCTCAGTCATGTTAGCATCTGGTTCCATGTTAACTAGATTTCCTCCTTCTGGCTTTAAATCTGGCATAGGAATAGTTCTAAATCCACTTAATCCTTCTGTCCAATTTTTAGAACCTGTTTTCACTGGCTCTTTTTCCTTAATTGGAGGAACATTATATAATTTATTTCTTAATACTATCATAAATTTATAATTTCTTGGTTCATCCCTCTCCCAACTAAGTTAGAGGGTGAAAAATATTTTTTAATTATTTAATATACCATTTCTTCTTGAACTCAGACTCGGTCATATTTCCATTAGCTACTTTCTTTCGATCTATGTCTCTACTAACAAGAAGATTCTTTTCAGTATATGGATGTTTCTTAAACTTCCTTTCTCTAGAAATATCGTTTAATCTAGAAAGTCCGTACGTAACACCAGCACCCAAAGCGCTTCCTAGAAGCGTACTACCGGCTATACGCTTATTTGAAAAATTCGGATTCTTACTTGCTTGATCTTCTCCATAAGCATATCCTAAAATTCCTCCAGCAGCTGTCCCAATTAATGACTTTTTAAGTGCTTTCTTTCTACTAGCCCTACGTCTTACTTGAGGATCCTCATCATATAACTGTAACTGTCTTCCTAATCTTTTTGGATGTTTTTGATATTTCTTTATGGCTTTTTTATCTGCCTTTTCTAGTTCCGGTTCATATTCTTCCTCATCATAGACTTCCCCATCACTGAACATTAATTCCTGAAGATAATCCTCCTCTGGAATATAAAGGGTTTCCCCACTAAATGTTTTAATCTTTACTATCATCTTTTTGTTCTATATTGGTTTTTTTATTATCTTCTCGAGTAAAAACTATATTTCTACTTGGGCGAGGAGGCAACTCTTTCCTTTTATTCTTAGCATAGTTTGCTGCTGCTAATGAAGCTATTCCAACTGCTGCAGCACCTAAAGCTAATTTCTTTGATTTATCTAAATTACGCAAAATAGAAAGTCTTTCTTTAACTATTTCTTTTGCTCTTTTTTCTGCTTGAGTAGTTGGTTTTATATTTTCCAACTTCTTCCAAGATCTTTTTAAATTTGGATATCTCTTTTTTAGGTTCCGTATAAACTCTTTCTTTTTTCTCCCAAGAATATCAGGAACTACCCCCTTTGGCATTATATCTTGAACGGCATTATCTGCTTTTTTATAATTATGATAAGCACCATACCCAAGACCCAAAGCTCCAAGTGCAGATACTCGTGAAATTGCTTGAGAAGTTTTTATTTTAGAAGCAGTTTTTTTATCCTGCTCTAATTCATTATCGATATAACTATCAGAAAAATAACTAATTCTTGGTAATATCATATTATTTTATTTATTTATTCTTACTCAAGCATCTAAAATTATTAGCGTAAATATCTATTAACTAATCTTAAAAGCTCTTCTTTGTATCTATTCCATCCCTCGGACTCTTCAATTAAACCATCAAACTCTTCAATTCTACTTAAAACAAATTCTTTAACGTTTTTAAATGATTTTCCTTTAGAATCCATATATCCCTTGTTTCTAGAGTAGGATAATGATGGAGCATTTTCTAACTCTAATTCATCAAAAACTCCAGGGTCTTTAAGATCTGCTGGGTCATATAAATCAAGTGCAGAAACTATAACAGGAACGGAGTTAAAGTTTAAGATATCTTCTCCCCAAACCTTACTAGCATAAAAAGTATAACCTACAGCTTTTATAAGATCTTCTTCATCCGGAGAAGATTTAAAATAAGCAAATGCAGGAGAATATTTTCTAAATCTACTATTTAAATTATCAACCTCCCTACAAAATTCTGCAATCTTAGATAAATCTTTTGGACAATTACTTGATACTAATCTTTGAAGATTTTCTCTATTATCTTCTACCCATTTGTCTAATTTTTCTTTCTTTTTTTTATCATCATACATAGAGTTTCCGACTAAAGCACCAAGAATGGCTCCACTCAAAGTTATTCCTGCCCAAACTTTTTTAGACGTTTTTCCACCAAGTAAGAAAGGGAATGCAATTACCTGAGTTAATATAGCACCCATTCCAAATCCCTTTAAATTACTCCCTAATCGCCCAAAAAAACTAAATTTTTTGTTTCTCAGTATTATCATTTTCTTCTTGTTGCTTCTTTTTATTCTTGTAATGTTTATAGAGCTTATAGCCTCCATAAGCAAGTCCTGCCCCTGCTAACGCTCCTATAGCAGCATTCCTATATCTATAATATTTTCCGGGTTTGAAATTTTTTACTTCTTCTTTACCTTCCTTCACAATTTTTAAACATTCCTCCAATCCTTTCTTTGCATTATTCATTTCTTCGGCAGAATTGCTAGATTTAATTGCATTGTTCCAGAATTTAATATTTTCATTATTTAACTCATCGAGTTCTTGTAATCGTTTTGCTATATCTGCATTATTTAACTTTATATCTTTTTTTCTACCAAGAAGATATCCAGCCCCAGAACCCACTATCGTAGCTGCAGTACCTAAAGTTCGTTTTATTCTATTAGAGGACTTCTTAGGTTCTTCAGAAATCTTCTCCTGCTGCTCTTCTTCACTATACATTAATTCCTGAAGATAATTTTCCTCAGAAATAAGATACTCATCTCCACTGAATGTTTTAATTTTTATTATCATCCTGTTGTTCCTTCTTTTTATCCCTGTGATGTTTATAGAGTTTATAACCTCCATAGGTAGCAGCCACTAAACCGGCCCCGGCAAGAGCCCCTAAGGCAGCATTCTTTCTATTCTCTCTTTTGACGTAATTATTTTTGAGATTATCTATATCATCGGTTAATTTTCTATATTGATATCTAAGATTTATTAAATCTTTTCTCTTAAGATCTTGGGGACCTTTAATTTTAGGATGATTTTTTAAAAAATTTCTCCCCAAAGTATGTTTTTTATATAATAGCTCTCTAACTTCATCCCATTCTGGATAATTTGCATCTCTTAAGTTCTTATCAATACTTTCTTTTTTTGAATCTCTGTAAAGTATTGCACCAGTAGCAGCAGATAGAGCCCCTGCAGTTAGAAATCTTTTTCTTTCTTTTTTTGCTTCTTCTTTTTTCTTTGAAAGCTCCAGGTCTTTCTGTTCTTCATCAGTTAATGGAACTTCCTCAAATAGAATTGCAGGTTCATTAGAAAACTCTTTATTTCTTAAAACTATCATTTCCTTAAAATATACTTTCTAACATATTTTGAATTGCTTGGTTTGCTTCTTCTCGAGCAGACTTAGATAAGGTCTTGATGGCAGAGAGTTGTTTATTTACTCCTCCCGCACCTTCCTCTAGGAATTCAGAATATTTTTCATAACAAGCCCACAATGAGCCAACCACAGCATCAGATAAATCTTTTGTACCCGGTTTTTCACCAGTTCTTCCAGAATAATCATATTCAAATGATCCACTGAATTCTGGATGATCTACTTTAATATGAGTTCCATTCTTTCCTGTAGTAACTATTCTAAGCTCACTGCATTCTCTAAGAAGAGTTTCATTATATACTAATGTTGCTCGTTCAGAATTTATAATATTTTTAAACATGAAGTAAGGTTCAGTAGTTTTATCAACAGAAATAGCTTTATATTCAATTCCTGCTCTTTCACATGATTGGAAAAGACCTGCACTAGCAAAACCATCAGCACTTACATGTATATCATAATCAATAGATAATCTTTGAACAAACTGAAAAAGATGATCAAGTGATGTTTTCTGTCCATCTTTTCTTGATAAGCCTAAAATAAGAGGAAATTTAAATCGTGGATAAGAGGTTTTACCGTAATTCTCTGGACCATTCTTTTCTTCCCCATCATAATAACATATAGCGATTCCAGTATTATCAGTTACGATACCAATATCAAAATGAATAAATAAAGTAACTCCTTTTGGTAATTTAAGAAGCATTGGAGTAACTCTATTATAAATGCTATCATTCAGATCAAAAAAATCTATGTCCTTAATAATATCTGGACATAGATTGGGAATTTTAGAACATGCAACTAAATGAGAAATTGATCCATTAAAGAATAATTCTTTGCCTGAATATGGAAATCCAGCTAAATCCTGAAGAGATCTAATAGGATCGAGCATAAAATTTCGCTTAACTTGAATTGGACATTTTATTATCCTATCTTGATCTAACTCTCTGGTTTGTTCATCATCCTCTATAACGTGCGGAGTTCTAACAGAATCTCCACGATAAAAATCAAAAGTAACTCCTCCACTTTCATAATAGAGCTCGGGTCTTGCTACCCAATGTGAGAATTTGGCGATGAATAGCTCTTCCTCCGGAACAGCTTCTTCAAACTTATCTGCTACTGAGTGATCTGCATCTTTAGCAGAGGAGTCTATTATAACGGAACCAAAATTAAAACGCTTTGATACAAAACGAGATTGATAACGAGTTAGGACCTCGCTCATCTTAGACATTGCATCGGATGGTTTCCAGAATCCAATCTCCGAAAGGATTGAAAATATTAAGTTAACACCTATCACACCACCAATAGATTTAGGACCACTAGATATTAAGCGAATAGGTGGTTTATTATAAAGGTTCCGAAAATATGGGCTTACCTCAAAAACCGTTTTAAAATATTGAACAAAGTCTTTATGAGCCGTTTGTTCATTGGCATGAAAAAAACCCATACCTAATTTAGTTCCTCCCGCAAGGCCAAGGGAGAGGAAAGGATTAACACAACAATCAAGACGATGATAAGTATATAATCCAATAAACCTACTCATCGTTGACTTTCCCGATCCAATACAACCTCCAAATGAAATATATGGATATTTGGTCGTAATGGGAGTTGGAAATATCTTCTTTCCTGTATCTTTCCAAATTGAAAATACTGCATTACCATGATTAGTAATAGCAGGATTTCCAAGATAATAATCATCATTTAAAAATTGATCAAAACTTACTGGAAGATGATTCATTCCTAAAAGTTTAGCTCCTACTAAAAGCTTTTCTTGATCAGTAAGTTTATTATATTGTGCCTGAAGATTCATAGACCCCAAGGACTTTGTAGGGTCCACGTGATCTACGAAGTTGTTCATATCTTAAAATTATTTAAAATTCGAAAATTTTCCTAGTCCAAGATTTATTTCCCAATGGACTAGTTGGATCAATGGGAAGACATAGATCATATCCGCTATCAAGAGTATCCGGAACATAAATTGTTCTATCTCCTGCATGAGTTCCCTTTAACCAGTCCGTAAGAGTATATACTGCTTTGCCACTTGGACTAAAATTTGCATAAACAGACCGTAAAGATACGCAATCTTCAAAGCACCTAGTATAAATTCCTGCATGAACAATTCTAGGGGATGAAATTAAATTACTACATCCAGAAAATAAACCAGTAAAATCAGGATTAACAGAAGCTGAATTAAATTGATCAGGCATTCTAAGATTAGAAGCATCTATCAGGGTTGTCCATCCCTTAAAAAGTTCTCTTAAACCATCAAGGTAGTTAACCCAAGGAACTGTATGAGCTGGATCATTTACTAATTCTCCGGGAGTTCCAGATGTACTTATATCTCCTACTGCCAAAGACTCAAGCTGGCCCATAATGATTGCCGGACAGTCAGTACTAATATGTCCTGGATATATAGTTGCTTCTTTTAGACTAGGGGTTACCACTCTAGTTAATCCCGTAGAACATTTTAATTCGATGGGGACTCCGGCAGTAAGAGTGACATTTTTTATTACATTTCCCGACAAAAAGCCAATAGAACCTCCACTAAAAGAAAGAGATATCCAAGCAGAAGTACCTTTAGGTCTATAATCTACAGTGATATCATTCTGAGGAGAAACAGTTATTCCTGTTATTAATCTACCCGGGTCATAGGCTCTTATAGTAAGTTTTCCATCAGCCAGGGGAAGAATAGTAAAATAATCCTCATTCCAAGAGATATTGTTATTCTGAAAATTTATATTCTCTCCATCAAATTCTACGCCAGGGATATATTGGATTGAAGTTTCTCTAAGCCATTTCATTCTTCATTCTCCTTTCTGAATAAACGCATAAATTCTTCAACCGTCCTTTGAGAGTCACTGTCGCTTAGATCTATTCCTTCATCTTCTTCAGCTATTTTCTTAAGCTCTAGAGAATCTCCACTTATTTCAATTTCTCCACGAAGTTGACTAAGCTGATCTATGTATTGTATAAGTTTCTCTACTACTATAAAATAATCTGCACTTGATAATCCCTCATTTCCAAAAAGACGCTGTGGGTCAAGTACATAATCTATAGTAAGAGAAAGTTTTTGTATTAAATGTAAATATAAGATAGGCTTAATAGATCTATATATCTTCGAAAGATATAATTCTAATATTCGTCTATTTTTATCATCGGAAACTAAAACAAGAGATTTGGATAGATCTGTCAAGTTTAGATGAAGATCTAATCCAAACTCTTTATTATAGTTACTTAGAACCTGATTGAGAGAATTTTCCATTTCTCTTACTTTTTGCTCCTGAACACCTTTAGACATGGCGCTAGCATCTAAAATCATATTTTTAGCTGCTTTAGGAATGACGGGGGCCCCTTGAATTATGGTCTTCAGTTCTTCAGGTTCAAGTTCTTCTATTGCATCATTATTAGATTCGGAAGATAAACCCTCTTTCTCCATTAGGGTCTTCTTAAACTCCGGATCTGCAAAAGGGTTTATTGATTCCATAACTTATATTAATTTAAATTTTTGGAAAAGTATATGGTACACGTACTGTTTTATAAACTCGTATACCATGATAAATATCTGGTATAGTTCTTTCCACGAATTGAGTATCATCCCAATGGTTTTTTATATTATCCATTGCTTGTATAGCTTTTTTTATTTTCGTATCCGAGGAAAGAAATGCAAATTCTTTATTTCTTAATACTATCATAATTTTATCTTATTAAAAAGAAGGTGATCCAATGCAGGGTTGGGTGGATAAGGGAGATAGCCTACCTTCCTAATCCAATTCCACAAAATACTCCTGCACTGGACACTCCCCTGAAAATCTATGATATTTTATTATCATAGTATAAGGAAACGAGCAAAAAACGCAAAAAAAAGTGGGGGATTTTATACTTTTCCCCACTTTTAACTTAATATTGATGGTCGATTAGCCTTTTTTGCTTCAATAATCTACATATTTCTTCGGCTGTGGATTTTTTATATTTTGGAAAACTCAACCTCTTATCAGTAGTAGATCTTATATAAATAAGGTCCGCCGTATCAAGCTCATTAAAATTCTCAATAGTAATGTATCTAGGTCTGTGCCAAGGTTCCGTATATCCTACATAAAAAAGACTTTCTTCCGGAATGACTTTACCTTTTTCGTCTACAGCAGGTTCTGCCAGAATTGTAATAAATTGACGTTCACCCTTAAAAAAAGATATATCATCTCCCCATATAGCAACAAAAACAAATAGGATAATAATTACAATACCTAATATAGTAAAAAATTTTTTCATAATAAGATTATTTTATATCATACATATTGATAATTGTATCTTGTGCACAATCTTCAATAATCAAACAGGATACAATCAAACTATCGATCTCTTCAGCCTCTTCGCGAAGAGCTTCTACTGTCGCGGAGTCGTTTTCTTCTTCAACGAAGCCCCTATACACAGCATCCATAGTTGTTTCATAAATACTAATTTGTAATGCTCTACGAGCAAGGCCAGCGTCGGCATAGCCCTCTTCTACTTTTTTTCCGCCACAGCTTACTAATAATAAAGCCGCAACCATAATAAATAAAAAATTCTTCATCTTCATCAATGTTTTTAGTGTTAATATAATAATGTTAATTAATATTCATATATAAGGCTTCTCTTGGAATAAAAAAATGAATTACCTTTAATCAGGTAATCCAAAATGTTTTTCAAACTCATTTATCCAGCAGTCCGCCGTTTCAGGTTTATTAAAACTATAAATAGAAGCAAATTCATTACCATTTATAGTTCCCATTTCAACTCTTACTCCCCGTCCATCAAAAATCTGAAACCCTATTTCATCCGCAATACTAAACTTTAAATTCTGTGCAAGATATTTCCACTTTTCTTCATTAGTAGTAAGTCCGGTATAGTAATCTGGATTAAAATTATTATTATTTTCAGTATATCTAACGGGTGCTGAAATGATATCTCCCTCCAATTGATCCTCAAAGAGGCTGGGGTCATAGCCATCAAAATTCAGATATAAAATCCTAAGCTTGCCTCCATACCTCAGGAATCTTTTAAAGTCTGGAATCATCTCTATCATAAGTTTATCAGGAAAGTTTCTCTGATATATCAAAATCTCTTGTTTAGAGTATCCAATAAGTCTCCTCATTAGAAATTTAGCATAAGGGAAACCTCCATTAGTAGCTATTTCACTAGATAAAGAGTTTTCAAGTCCAATTATATACTTTTTTATTCCTCTTCTAACTCCGTCGGGATCTATTGTCCAAAAGTCATCTTCCATAAAATATAATATTTTCTTTTATATAAGAAAAAGAAAGGAAAAAAAAGAAGAACAGCGATTCCTCCCGAACCACTGCTCTCAAAAACAATTGTTATGAAACAAATCTATTAAAAATTAAAAAAGGTGTGCGCCTGATAGGA